GCGGTTGCCGAGGCGATAGTGGCCTCGAAGTCCTTGGCGAGGCGACGGTTGCGGTTGACCCAGGCGAAGAACCGCTCGACCACCCAGCGGCGGGGCAGCACCTTGAAGCCGACCTGATCGGGCGGCTTGCGGACAATCTCCACCACGATGGCGGTCGCGTTGGCGACCCACTCGCCGGCACAGACGCTGTCAGCAAACACCTTCTGGATCGAGGGGAACCGGGCGTGGGCTGCATGCAGCACCGCCGGCGCACCGTCGCGGTTCTGCACCGACGCCGCATGCACCTGCAATTCAAGGCTGCGTCCGTCGGTGTCCACCATAGCATGCCGCTTGCGGCGTTGATCTTCTTGGCCGCGTCGTAACCGTGCAGGCCACCGGCCTCGGTGGTCTTGACGCTCTGGGTGTCGATGACGGCTGCACTCGGGCTGGCCTCACGCCCTGCCCGTTGGCGATCCAGCGCCACCAACTGATGGTTCAGCCGCTCCCATGTTCCATCATCGCGGAAGCGGGTGAACCAGCGATAGACCCTATGGGGCGGCGGAAATTGCTCCGGCAGCATGCGCCACGGGCAACCGTCGCGCAGCATAAAGAAGATCGCGTCGATGATCTCGCGCATCGGCCAGGACCGATGTCGACCGGTCTTGGGAGGTGGTAGAAACAGTGGCGCCAGAATCTGCCATTCCGCGTCGTTGAGATCGCTGGGGTAGCGCAGGTCGTCCCGGTCATGCATCGCCCGGGTCTCGCGAGTCCACATCGGAGGCGCCTGGAGGGGGGCTCTGCTAGGTTCCATGGACTTGTCCGATTTCAAGCCCCCCTCGGTGGGTTTCGAGACCTAAGAGTCTGTCCGGGAAGTCTTACGCTGAATTACACAGCTTCCTCAGCATGAGCCGGATCGACGCCAGCATAACGAACGCCAGTGCGTTGCGGGTCAGGTTCTCGAAATCCTTGGCCAGGCGCCGGCATCGGTTCAGCCACGCGATGGAGCGCTCGACAACCCAGCGCCGAGGCAGGACCACGAAGCCTTTGCCTTGGTCCGAGCGCTTGACGATCTGGACGGCGAGCTGCGGCAATATCTCTGCCGCCGCCGTGCGGAATTTCGGCCCTTGATAGCCGCCATCGGCGAACAGCACCTTCAGGTGAGCGCAATGGTCCGGCATGGACGAGAGGGCCAGCACGCCGCCGTCCCGGTCCTGGATGTCGGCCGTATGAACGACCGCGTGCACCAGCAGGCCCTCGGCATCAACCACGATATGCCGCTTTTTGCCCTTGATCTTCTTGCCGGCATCATACCCGTGTGGATCGACGCGGCGACCGCCTTTTTCGGCACTTTTGACGCTCTGGCTGTCGATGATACCGGCTGTTGGGCTGGCTGACCGGTTCGTTTGCTCTCGGCATTTCACGTAAAGTGCATAGTGGATGCTCGTCAGTGTCCCATCATGACCCCAGCGCTGAAAGTAGTCGTGCAGTGTGCTCCTCGGCGGCAGATCCTTCGGGGTGTATCGCCACTGGCAGGCCGTGCTCAGCACATACATGATGCCGTTGAGGATCTGTCGCACGACGACTTCGCGCCCGCGGCCTCCCCGCTTGGCGGGCGGGATCAACGGCTCGATCTGTGCTCACTCGGCGTCGGTCAGGTCACTCGGGTAGCGAAGCTTGCCCCGGTCGTAGCGGGGGCGGTTCTCTGTGGTCCACATGCGGCACCTTGCGAATCGGTGACGCCAAGCAAACCACAGTGGATTCAATGGGTTCAAGCCTCCACCCCGTAACCGACTCTAAAGACTCGCAAAGTTCCCGGACGGACACTAAGGTCAGGCGAGTACTGGGTTACCATTTTGATCGGTCAGAACCACACCTGCGGTGATATCGATAGCATTAGGCGGGACTGGCGGTACCGACAGCAACAGAACCGGAAGCAATATACTGCGCTGTAGTGCCCGTCCATTAATCGTGGAGATTAGGATCGTAATGGTATAGATTATACCTGCTTGACCTCCGGACAGCCACAACACGGCAGAAGGGCCGTCTGCCTGAGCCTCATTTAGTGTCAGGTCTCCAGGGTTGTCTGGAGTTATAGAAACATCGAGAGTTGCGATTGAGTCTCCTTCATTTCCTATCAATGCCGGGGATATATTAAGCTGATAATCAAGGACATCACTGGGATCCTTCGTTGGCCAATTCAATGGAGGCGGGGCAACCGCGGTGGACCCACGCGGTACAGGAATAAAGGCATCAAGGAGAACGGTACGCGCACTGCTGGGTTTCGATACGTGGATAGCTGGAGTGGCCATGACAACCTTCTGAAGCATGTGGATCAGGCGTTGAATCTTTACTGTCACAGACAAATTATGATGCATCTAAAGATCGATTGGGATACGCGCCGCAGTGAAACAAACGTGCTCCTGACAGATCGGAGTCTGTCCGGCCACATGGCTAGCTCCGACATAACCTCCTGATCATGAGGCGTATGGACGCCATAAGCAGAAAAGCCCGCGCTTTGTGATTGAGTTTCTCCCAGTCCTTGCTCAAGCGGCGGCAGCGATTCAGCCGGGCGAGTGTTCGCTCGACCACCCAGCATCTGGGCACCACGAAGCCTTTGACCCGATCGGAACGCTTGACGATCTCCACCTGAACCTCTGACAGCATGGCTTTGAGGGACTTACGGGACTCGGGCCCCTATAGCCGCCGTCGGCGTAGAGCTTCAGCAGAAAGGAGTAGAGACCGAATAAAGTGCCCAGCCGCCACGCCCGCCGTCGCGATCCTGGATGTCGGCGGCAGTCACGATGGCCTACAGGACCAGGCCTTGCGTGTCGACCAGAACGTGCCGCTTCTTGCCTTTGATCTTCTTGCCCCTATCATACTCATGCGGATCGATGTGGCCGCCGCCCTGTGCGGCGCTCTTGACGCTTTGGGCGTCTATAATCGCTACCGTTTGACTGGCCTCGCGTGACGATTCCTCCCGGCATTTGACGTAGCGTGCGTGGTGGATGGGCTGCAACGTCCCGTCCCAGCTCCAACGGTCAAAGTAGTCATATATGGTGCTACGTGCTGCCAGGTCCTTTGGGATCGCACGCCACTGGCAGCCGGTGCCCAAGATATACGTCATTCCGTTGACGACCTCGCGCAGGTTGACCGAATGCTTGTTGCCCCCCCAGCTTGGCAGGCAGAATGAAGGGTGCGATCTCCGCGTTGATCGCCTTTGGCGCTCAAGCGTCGTCATTCAGGTCGGTCTCGTAGCGCAGCCCGCTGCGACCATAGCGGCGGCGGTTCTCCTTGGTCCACATGTCGTGCCCCTAGTTTGCATGCAGGGGGCGCAAAATGGCAACAGATTCGATGAGCTCAAGAGGGAGTTGCTGACCAATTCGAAAGACTCAATTTGTTCCTGGACGGACATTCAGGGTGGATGTGCCTAATGACACATTAATCAGGCTGTCTTCGTCAAAATCGCGAGCTGAGCAGCGAAAATTTCTAGCTGGGCCTGCATCCCCGAAATCGACAACGCGGGCGGCGCAACCTCTGGAATGACAGCCCTCGAAAAGACCGCCCCGCCATACGTCCAGCCTTCCGCTACCCCAGTCACTGACGAAGCGTCCACCCAGGTCAATGCTGGGTGAAACATTGTCGAAATATCTGAGCTTGTGGTCACTAACTCGGCCACACGCCCGTCTTGAATTCGCGCATAAGTTCGCATATCACCACCTTACAACTACCAACCCAAGTGCGCCGGCCGCGCCGTAGTATGGCGTGTTACCATTGGAGCCTGTGCCGGCTCCCGCAGCGCCTCCGCCAGGGAACACCCCGGCAACGCCGGTTGTGCCGCTGTTTTGGCTGCCACCCATTGGGGCGCCTCCGCCCATTCCCCCCTGGTTCAATACGGCTGCCTGACCGGCGGACCCAATAAGGTTAACGTCTCCGCCAATGCCAATGCCCGCCGGCGTGGCGCCGTTCTGGGGGCTGGCGGCAGTAGCGAGGTAATTAAGGCTCCCGCCGGTCGCGCTGACGTAGGGTCCGAAGCTTGACGTCCCACCAGAAGTTGCAACGCCGCCTCCTACTGTTCCACCGTTGCCACCAGCCCCAACGACAACAGCAACGGATTGGCCGGGCGTTAGGCCGGTAACCCGCTTTCGTGCATAGCCGCCGCCCGAACCACCACCTGAGCCGCTGCCAGTGGATACGCCGGAGACTGATGCGTAGCTGCCAGCGCCGCCCCCCCAAGCTTCAACCTCTACCTGCGTGACGCCCGCCGGAACAACGAAATTCCCTGACGCGGTAAAGCTCTGGATTCCCGAGCCGAAGCCGGGACGTAGCAACGGCAGCTTCCACGCCATAAACGGTGCTGTTGGAAGTGTCGCAATGTTCGCTGCGGTGACCGATGTTTGGCCGTATGAGACAGTGATAACGTAGAGGCCAGTCCACCCATTGTCCACAGGAGGAGTAGATTGCGCGCCGGAGGCAGCGGGCGTGCCAGGCTTCATCTGTAGTTCTACACATTGCGTACGCAGGGTATTCTGCGCAGCTGCGGAATTTGCTGGGCCACTGTACGGCTGAGATGGCTGTGCTGCATTGTAGTATGGCAAGACTATCGGATCGATATCGCTCTCCTGGAACACAGCCTCTATGAGAAAATTCACCGATTGGCCTGATGTAGTCGGGGCTGTGACTGTGAAGTTGGTCGGCGCGATATTTATGCCAATCTTAAGTAGAGGATCCGTTATGTTTGCAGGCAAGGATCCGTACGGAAGCATGTCGATCACGGAAAGCTGAGAAATTGTACCCGGCCCGACAATTATGGTCATGGAAGCCGGGGATGTCGGAGTGCAGGCTAGCCCATCCACGACGGGGCCGGTGCCCAATACTGCCTGTGCCAGATAGCCTAGCGCGATCATCGCGTTACGATTGACGGAAAGAAGATCGGTATCGAGCGGGATGCTTCCTGGATAGACGAGGTTTCGGTCCATATGGTCCTCTTGCTGCCAAACGAAAGCGTTAGCTGCTTATTCGAGTCCAGGCGATGACCCCAACTGGCAGCACGTCGGTAATTGCCGTGCAAATATCGACATCGGTAATTTGACCCTGCATCATGGTTAGGCTCGCGTATTCCAGGGAACCTTGACAGTACCCTCCGCCGCCACATCCCCACCCCGATACCGATCCGATGCCCACGCTCGCCGGTCGATAGGCTGTGACAAAAAATTGAAACGGCAAGCTCAGGCTTCCCCAACCACCTGCTACTCCATAAGCAACCCCGCCAGCCGTTCCGCTGATACTGCCATACCCACCCGTGTCCAAAGTGTTTGCCGGCTCGAACACAATCGGCGATCGACCAGTTAGATCGACAAGTGACAAAATGACAGCTCGCCGTGTCCCTCGTTGACGGATGAGTTCCAGCCGGATTCGCGATCGATACGCGTCGTCATTCTCGCCAACACGTCGGCCGAGCCCTGACCCGAAATAATCTGCCGCTATCAAGTCCAACCAGGTGTCTTCGGCCGTCGAAATGCGAGCTTGAGTTATGACGTACTGCAAAAGCTCATATACCCACGCCCAGGCCCAAGCGACGCCGTTCAGTAGCGTGTCAAGAACGGGCGTGTTGTCCGGAAACCATTGCAACGGCAGGACCTGCTTCAGACGAGACAAGATATCCTGCTGATCGCCGGTCATATCAACTCACCACCACTGTGCCGATTTTGATCACCCCGGAACGCTGTACGACAATATCCGAGGTCTGGCCATTCAACAGGATCGCCGTCACGTTACTGACGTTTGGGCTTGCCGTATAGGCAATCAGCGCAATCATGGTCGCAGGGAGCGGAGCGCCGACCGGAAGAGCGTTCACGTACGCACCCATTGCGCTGACAATCTGCGGGGTGAGAAGAGTCACGTTAGCACCGCCAGCGGCGGTGATGGTAAGTGAGACATTCACTTGTGTGACAATTGGCGCAAGAACGGCAAACGTCGATGCGACGGGGCGAACCGCCTCGACAGCCTGTTGGACCATGGACAAAATTGTGCTGGACGGATACCCAGACCCATCGTCCACGACGATGACAAAATTCCCGAGCTGGAATGCTCCCGATGCGCCCAGGTTTTCCTGTATTGTATAGTTCAGCCCTTGCTGAACGGTGCTGATAGCGTACCCCACCGCCGAAAGGGTTGCCCGCGACAGACTTGCCATGAAACTTTGGAACCGAAGCCTGAAGGCGGAGTCCGACTCAGCATCGATACCATTTACAAACCCAGCAGCATTCAAGACACTATCTATACCGGACAATGCCGACGCGAGGACAGTTATCGATGCAGCCTGCACGTTGCCGCACGTTCCTGCGGTCTGCGCCACGACGGGCACGCCAAGGGCGGTGACCCCGATCCCAATAACGTAACCGCTTTGTGCCCGGTTCCATTCAGGTACGGTGGCGTCCTCAGCGACTGCAAAAGTCTCTGTGCCGCCGGTCGTTCGTACAAGAGCACCCACCGGAACAAGTGCAGGAACACTGGAATTGAATCGGGAAAACGTGACCGTCCCCGAAGCTGGATTTGCCGGTAGGCGTGTCAGCGAAAAGTCGGCCATCCAGCTGTCGAGGTCAGCTCCACTACTCGTTGCCGCGCGCGTCATTTGGAGAACCTGCAAAACCAGCCATTGCATCCATAATGCAATCGATGCAGTTGCCTCCAATATTGCCCGAAGCGTAGAGCCAATCGTGAGGTCAAGGAGCTGAGTTGCGGCAGCCTGGACGGCTGCGGCCATACCCTGAACCATGCTGGTGAACGTCTGAAGCGAAAGCCGCATCGTCTAAGTACTCACAGAGAAGGTCAGAACCTGGGTCTGTCCAGTCTGTGCATAGACGTAACGGATATGCACGTAGACATCTTCAGCGGCACCCCCGGGAGAGAGAGTCACGTCGATCGTTGGCTCTGGATTTTGTACTACCGCGGCTTCCTTAAATATCTGGCTGCGAATTGTTGCGCGGATTTGTAAAGCATTTGCTGGCTGCCCGATGAAGCCAGCCAAACCAGCACCGTAGCTAGGTTGCCATATGTAGTCGAGTGGATTGGTAAGAAGGCGTCGCAGGACTCGCTGCTGGCCCAAAGCCGAGCCGGCAACGATGGCCACGTCTCCAGTCGGTCCGAACTCTAAATCAGAGCCCCACTGGTGGGCGATGTCAGACATGAATGTCCCTAATCCGGTTGGCTAGTTGTAGTCGTTAGGCCGCCGTGGGAGTCGGTATGCGTATGAGCATCATAGTGGCCCCGCAATCGCGACAAAGAGCCTTGGCTATCATAGACGTCTCCAATGACGTGCAAATCGCCACCTATCTGAACAGTCCCGTTGCTTAGCAGTTTGAGATAGGAACCTGACTGATGAACTAGCCAAAATTCACCACTCGGAGCAGGTGGGGGAAGCTGCTGACTCGAGAAGATCCGACCAACAATGATCCCGTGTTCGGCGGCCCCCTCCTGCGCAAGCACAAGGACCTGATCTCCTGGGGCCGGAGGGCATATCATTCCCCAGCCAGCACCTACCCAGGCGGATAGGATGGGAAGCCAGCCGCTTAGTACCCCTTCTGGCTGTAGCGCAACTCGTGCCGTTCCCGTGTTAGGGTCGACTGAAGTGATTGTGCCGAATCGCGGTTGGCCTTGTGCCTGGACCAACGCGTCGGCATGCGCCTTGATTGTGTTTACGAAACGCTCCATCAATCAACTCGCCGCCTCAAGCACCAACTGGGTCCTCGGAGAGCTATTGCTGGCTCGGATATGCTGCAAGAATCCTTTTTGGGGTCGAAATACTCTCTCAATGGAGTCGATATAGTAAGCTTGATCAAAGTCCGTCCCGGTACCGTCCAATTGGATCACACTGCGAGGCGTGAGCGTGAGTTCGCCCGGCATTGAGAACTCAATCACGCGCTCGTGGCGGGACAATTCGGACAGCTGTTGCTGTGCAATCGCCAGTGCCTTATCGGGTGTCAAATTGGGGCGTACAACAACGTACTCGCTCGGTCGATCGGTGCTGCCATTGGAACTACCCGTAATAGTACTCCTTAGGCACTCCGTAAACGCCATCTGCTTGAGAGAGTTCCAACTCCGTACTGTGACCTGGATATCGCGTGCAAGGGTCAATGCCCGTTCCAATTTGAGCTCGATCATATCCGTCGGGCGTAGCACTTGGCCGACTGCGGGGGCTTGCGCTGTCGGCTGGAAGCACAGACTCTTGCCCGTTATGAAGATATCGTAGCTTTCCTGTCTGGCCAGGTACACTAACAGGCCCCACTCGGTCGTTGCCCGTGAAAATCGGTCGAGCGTTAACGTCTCGTGATCACTTTGATAGAAACGGCCAACCGGCGTGCTGGTGGCGACCACGCAAGGGACGAGACCGTGGCGCTGCGCAAGAACCGTTGCAATCTCACTTGATGTTCGGTTGGAGAACGCCTCTTGCGTCCGAGCCTCGACCAATGCCGCAGTGAAGTCTCTTCCACTGATCCGGACGACGCCTTCGACCGGATCGATTGATACCGTGTCAACCAAACCCTGCAGAAGGCTTGTAAAGCTCGCTCCGCCGTCGAGGCTCAATTGGACATCGATGAGAATGTCGATCTCCGATGACCAGAAAGGCGCATCGGCCCACGCATCAGGTCCGAGCGCGACGACCCCGCTGAAGCGATCGGCGCTATAGTAGTTGTTCGAAATGACTTCTGCCTCGTATGCACCTGCTAGAGGTTGGCCATTTGCGAGAAGGCAAAGTCTCGGGACCCGATACAAAGGTTGAGGTTTATTGAGTAGCAATGCCGCCTCCCGCGTCGGGGTCGTGATCAGGGATCAACAATGTCTGGACACCCGAAAACATAGGATCGGTAAGCCCGTTCAATTGGGCAATTCTTAACCATTGCGTTGCGTCGCTCAGTTGCTCGGCGGCAATGCGAAACAAGTTGCCACCGGCGACCGTGATTGTTTTCAACTTTAGGTGCTCGCGTTTGAGAGGTTCCATGCAGCGCGTCCCAAATATGCGCTGGCACTCGTTAAGTCGGCCAGCTGCTGTGCAGCCGTCGTAGATGCCATAAGGTCCGCTGCCAGAAAGGTCGCGGAGCCAGGATTGGACGAGCTAATGACCTGAAGAGTGGCTTCGGCGGACCCGATTTGGGTATTGACGGCAGACTGGGTGAGGCTGATGCCCGACTGTGCTGCCGCGTATGCGGCGCTCCCAAGGGTCGTGGCATCAGGGTCTGCCAAGGAATTCTGGACATTAGCAAAATCGATTCCGAGGCCGGCACATTGGTTGGCAGCGACGCCAAGATCGGCCATGACGGAACTGCCGAGAGAGATCACGGAAGCAATTGCAGCAGCAGCCTCATCCTGCACCACGGTACAGGAGATGCGGTACGGTATCCACACTGGGTTCTCGTAATTCGCATCGAAGCGGCTCAGGATGATCGTGCAAAAGAAAACGTCCCACGTCAGGGGCAGTACATCGCCCGCGGCTCGAAGTGAATTTAGGAGTCTGGCACGTAACGTAGCGTCGGATCCCGAGAATGCCCCCGAGAAGACGATTTCGGATGCGTCAGGACCCATGGTGTCGACGACCCTTCGGCCATCGGTCAACTGATGAACTGCAAGGCGCTGTCGGCCTCCGAAATTGATAACGGAGGGAATTTCAAAGTCCTGAAAGGCAACCGGTCCAAGCACGAGCACTACATCTGACATATGGTACCCTCGACAGTTCCTCTTGGATGCAATTTGGTGGCCAGGGCGGGCACTATTAGCATGACCCGTCACCATGTCCACGCGGTTTCGTGCGACGGTATGCTAAGGCCTATGTTCCGAAGGACGGTCCGGCCCACGCTGGTGTGATACGCGGGTCGACACCTATCATCCCGGTTAGGGGACGGATGATTGCTTGGCTCAGGTGCTGGGTCAGCCAGCGACCAAGCGTGGAACCTTCCAAGACGAGCTCGCCCTGTCCCGATTTGGTCCCTGTCCCGGTGCTGCTAGGAGAAGGATGGGCTTCGTCTGGTGCTGTACTTGCCCAGGAAGCCGCTGTTGTCCGGGATGGCGGCGCGATAGAGACTGCACCCGCGGGAGTCTTCGCGAGCTTGATCATGGCGTCAGATGTCTGGTGACCAGCGCTGTAATAGCTAGAGGCGGTGACACGAGGGCCATGCTCGGGTTTTGGTGCACGCCGCTTCTCATGCGGGGGTGGAAGTCTTCCATAGGTCGGAGAGAAATCCGCGACCCATGATGCAAGGTGTTGTGTATGGGCTGTCAGCGAGATGGATCGCGCCCCGCGAGTTTGGTTGGGTTGGAAATACGAGACTGTGGCGGCGCCAGCCCGACGGCCGCCGCGCCTGCTTATCTGACGCGATCTGGTCGGGATATAGCTGCTTGGCATAGTGGGCGGCTTGAATAGCAGCGACGCAATTGACGACAAGATCGGCAGCGGTATTTGAACCGGTACTGATACCGCCGGCCGGTAGAAGGTGTCTGAGAAAGCCGGCTTCGGAGGGTACCGGCGCGGCGCGTGGAGCGGCGGTGGCTGCGTAACATTTACTGTACGCGTCGCTAAGTGCGTTCGGCGTGCCGTAGCAATCCGCCTAGTCCACGATAGTCGGCTGACATTGAAAGTAAAGGCACCTTTGGCGATCCGCAGCAGTCTCGTCAATTGGATGGATGACTGATTAACTACTCGGTCAAATGTATCAAGAAGACGCCGCGTCGCGATCATCTGCCTGACGGCATTACCATTACGGACCGGCACCAGGTTAAGCATGGACGTGTCAATCATCGTACGATATTATCAGCAATGCGCTAGAGAGTGCAGCGTCATACTGGGTACCTCCACTGCAGTGTTTCCCAATCGAACTCTCGGCCGTCCAAGATGCCGAATGCGACCAAGTACGCCATACGTTCGTCCGGCGGCAACGAAAAGGCGACGTCGAACGGCACTCCGTTTCTGACCAAGTATAGACAGTCGATCAGCTCGGAGTGCCGGACCAGTTTCCCGCGTTTGTCACCTGCTCAACCTCATCGGCGTCGGACTGTGACTCCAAAGCCCGAGCGATTGCCTCAATTCCGCTGTCACCTAGCCGACCGACTAGCGTCTCTATTTGGCTCTCGGTGGATGGCGACGGTATCGGTATGTCATCTATAGCAATCGCCGAACTTGCCAGGATTGCCATCGCTAGCCAGGACTGATTAAGAGCGAGCTCGGGGCCAGCCGCTTTAAATAGCCGCATCTTATCCAATGCCGTCAAACGCCGGAGTGTGAGCCGCCGACCCAAACCGTCTACAACCGAGGGTGCATCGCTCGCCTGAGCGATAATCTTTGCGGAGGGGGTCATTAGATCCGACTCCTACTGACGCCAAAAAATTCGAGCTTTTGCTTGACACTGCTTTCGCCCTTCCAGACCCCAGCGTTGACAAGCTTGAACGTGACGCCTGCATACTGATATGTCGAAGTTGACCCGTCCGTCTCATTAATGTACTGGTACATAGTGATCGAGCTCGCGCTCCCACCATTAAAGTATGTCTGCTCGGTTGCAGCAATGAAATCATCTACTACCGAATTGCCACGCTCGAGCTCAAAGCTGCCCTCCCAGCCCTTCGGCAGTTCAGTGCCTAACTGGGTTCCGTCCAACCGGCTGACGCGTATCGATTGAGTTAGCTGCCGGCTTTCGAAGGCGGTAACATGCTCCAGGTCCACGCGACCATTCGGCCCCATGACGACAAGCTGAGTGTCGCGACCAACAGAGAAGGCTGTAAATGACATAAGAATACCTCGTTAGGTCGTTTGCCCGCGGGGAAGGGTTTGGACGGACACCTGGACTGTTTGCCCTCCTTCCACGTTGACGATGAATTTTTCGTTGATTGACTGGTATTGCACCTGCGCGTCCGACTGGACGTAGCCGAGGCCAGTTCTACTCGCCGGGTTGTTCGATGTATCGCAAATAACGCTGAATGGCAGATTTCCGTCGGTGCTGCCAAGCAAACCTTGGCTGAGCATGTTTTGTAGGAACGAGAGCTGGCAGGAGCGAATACTGCGGAACAGGTTGGCGTTGATGACTTGCCCTACATATTGACCCATTCCCGCAGCGAGGGTAGCAGCGATGTAGTTTGTGAGGCGTGTATAATTGTCACCGTCAATAGCTGGATTAGACGAAGAGTTGAAACCCCCGCGGACCCCCCAGTAGCTGCCGCCAGGCTGCGGGTTGCATATCACGTCGATCCCCGCACCGAACAAGACCGCCAGATCCGCTGCGGAGTAGGATGTGCTTTGACCAGATCCTGGTGTCCCGGACATCTGGCTACCGATTACGCAATAAATCTGCTTGTTTAGACTCGATTGCTCAGGCGACAGGTTTGCGAGCCGGCCAGCAACAAACCCTTGCGGAGAAACCAACCGGATCGTGCTATTTACCTGGTCGGACCACCATAACCAGTCCCCGAACATCAGCTTTCCAGAATAGCTGTCGAGCCCGGCCTGCTGCTTAACAGCGACCGCGTTCTGGATTGTGTCGCCGGCCGGGCCCGTCAGGATCATATAGACGCCCTCCTGGAGGCCGAACGCCACCTGAGTCGTCCATTGAGCCGGATCATCCGAGTCGGCCAGAACGGCGATACCACAGCCCTGGCCTGTCAGGGCGTACATTCCGGTGCGGGGAGGAATGTCCGTGCCGGCCAATTGCGCGGATGCAACACCGGATGCCCCATCGGACCCCGGTGTACTAGCACCAAGTGTCGTAGCGAAGGCCACCGGAGGTACGGTGGCACCGCCGGAGCTGGCGATCACAAGCTGAGACGGTCCACTCTGCGGACCTTGGCCCTGGTTTACTGCTGCCGCGAGGGCGATCCAGAACGCCGACCCGGTGCCGCCGATATTGTCATAGACCTCAGGCTGCAATCCGGGCAGCGCCGCTATCAATCGCCAGGTGCTCGGTGCGGAACCGGGTTGCAGCGTCAGGCTGACGTTATTGCCCAGGGAGCCCGTGTAGAGTGCTGTAAAGGCAGCGGTCGTCCCGGGGACAACCACCTGCGCCGCCGTGTCGGTTCCATCGCTGACGCGAACACAACGGAAATTCTGAGCTCCCTGTTGAACCGCTGTAGCGATTTGGGTTCCCATATCATATTTCCGGGCGATAATCGGACCGAAGGCCTGCGCATAATCTGCCATAGTTGCGACGACGACGGGCTGTGCAACCGGTCCCCAGGACGCGGTACCGACAACACCAACAACATTGGTCGGGACGCCGTTGAGGACGAGGTTCTGCGGTGGCACTATCTGGACGTAGAGGTCCGGCACCACAAGTGCCGTCGTGTTGATGCTGCCCTGTTGAACGATCGGCATTGCTATCAAGCCCCTCCCGGCATCCGCGCGGCCACCCGCACAACAAAATGGGCGTGCTCACCGCTGAGGATGCTGGTGATGCGCACGGAATCTATAATTACGTCACCGCGTGATAAACCGCTAAACGGTCTTACAACGACCAAATGCATTTCCATAAAGGCTCCAGAATTAGGCAGTGATGGTGTTGGCGTTCAGGACGAAGTCACCGAACAGCATGGCAGGCTGCAGAGCGGTGACCGTCGTGGGATACTCCACGTCGTACAGCAGATCGCGGCGATAGAGCAGCGCATCCTGAGATTGATCGAATACAAGTGTCCCGCGATATTGTAGTCTGCCCAGGGAACCATCCGCCAAGTTGATGAACTGAAAACTAACAAGCAGCAGATCGATTGCCGATGCCGAGGCATCACGAGCGGTGGGCGTGGGGCACCAGCACGTGATGCGGAAGCCCTGTTCCTGGCGACGCACTTCCTGCATGACTGAAGCGTCGGCGACCACTCGGACCAATACACTGCCGGCGCCGGGAATTGCCAGCGTGGCGCCCGAAAGGTTGACGATCCAGTCAGTGCGTGCGCTAGATGCTAAGTTAGCGGCTACCGTTTCCGGTGTATCGCCAGATTGTGTGGCATACACATAACTGACGTTATTGACCAATATTCCGGCGAGTTGTCCCGGACCTGCGGTGCCCCCAATAGTAACAGAGACCCCAGAAACCGATGCGGTCAGTGTTGGCTGTGCCGGCGAACCTGACCATTGTTGCGAATATCGGGTTGCATTGCGGCCTGGCTCGCCCTGTGGGAAGACTGTAACATTAATGACGCCAGCCGTGAGATCGGCGTTAAGCGCAGCCGAATTTGGCCACCCGCGGTATATCCGACAGTCTGGCCCGGGGAGGCTCGGCGACGCCGACCCGTTTGGATATAGTGCATTGGCAGCCAGTGCGACCAACGCACTCTCCACATCCGACTGGTCGGCCATCAGGTCGTCACCTGTCTTACAGCTAATCGCCAACCGAGATCAGTTAGCTCAGTGGTCGCAACGACGCCACTGCGTCCTAGGTCATCAGACATTAAATCAGCGGTCTGCAAAATGACGCCGGAGCAGGCGGGCAGCAATACCGTCCAGAGGGAGGCTGACGATTCGTTGGGCAGATTGGCGAGAGGACGACTTTCTCTGGATGTGAGTAGCATGCTCGCTGGCCAGTTGGTTATGAGTGGAGTGACATTCGCTGCTGTAACGCCACCATACGTATTCACGCCCGTGCTTGTTTGCGCTGCAGGACGAGTGACCGAAATCACCCGGTTAGTCTTTACGCAAAGAACAGGCAGAAGCCTCTGCTGCGCAGCAATGAACCAGATAGCATCGTGCTGCAGTAGGTAGTCGCCCGGGCGCGTGTATGCGGCGTCGAAAACGCCGTACCAGAGGGCATTGCCATATACATTGGGCCGGGCAAACTTTCCGTCGATACCGCTGAACGCGGCGTGAAGACGCAGGAATCTGTTCTGCGCTGCAAGGGGGTCTTCCGCGCCGCGCGGACGGTATGCACTGGTGGTCGTACCGGTCGCTCGTGCAGCAACATTTAGGCCCCAGCGGATACGATCTTCAAGCCGGGCAGAATCCATTTCAGACCACCAGTGTAATTCCGCAGTCGGTCAGCGCAGGTCCCGGAGGGACCCCAAGGAACCCGCAGAGCCGTCGACGCCAGTCGTCAAACAGTCGAATCCGATCACGCGGCTCGTCGCGGTTTCTTGTCCATACCGCCGCCGTATCGGTGTCGAGATTGTCAGCCGAGCGGGGTATAGCAATCTCCAGCACGGTCAGCGTCCCCAGGTAGCGCCGGACCACAGCCAATTCTGTCTGGGATAGGTTGTTTAAACGAAACTCCAGCAAGCCGTAGACTTGGTAGAAGCGCCAAGTCTGAAACCCCACTGGTGCTGCTCCGTAAGCCGGATAGCCACAAAAGCGGCGGGCATCAGTCTTCTCGGCGTCCGTCATTGTCATTAAAGGACCGATCCGTCGCCGCGTGTGAATAGAACACTACCGGAGCCACCGGCGAGCATGGCAGCAGCATAGGTGATCAGCGAGTTGACCGACAGCACGACACGCGAGGTTGGTAGCACTGGCATATCAGCCGATGACGCGGTCACCGATAGGTCGCCACCGAACCGAACATAGGCCAGCGAGGTCCCCGGGTTTGTCACTACGACCGACTCGCCGCCTCCGGCAAGCTGGATACTTGCCGATGTTGTGCCAGCATTCAGCGAAACCGTCCCCGTTGGACGGAATGGGCTGGTGGTTCCAATCGACATCTTTCCTCCATCCTTCCGGCGTCAGCCGATATGCTCCACCATCACGGCACGCTTGAATGCCGCATTCGTGGCGGTAGGGATCGTGCTCGAGTTCGTCGTCGTGTCGGACGGAGCGCAGAACCCACCCATCCAGTACCAGGACTGGGCGATGATCTGCTGTAGCCGGTCGATCGGCTCGCGCGTAACCATAGCCACCCCATCGACCACGACGACGATCGAATCCTTGGGAGCCACATCTTCGGCGGCCATGCCGGCAAAGTCGCCTTCAACCAAGGCACCCTGCCCACAGATGATCGGCCGTCGCACCATGAGGCCCGCTAGAGTCGGGTGCGGTTGCACGAATGCCTCGGTAGTAGGCATGAACCTTAGGCCCAAAAAATCGTTCGTCATACCCTGGCGAAACACCTGGTTGGCTGACGTTGCGCCCTGGAAAAGCTGCTTGAAATCCGGATCGGCAAACAGTTGGCGCGCGGAGACAGGATCTAGATAACAGTTGTACGATCCATCAATTTCCGGGACCGCGTTCATGCGCAGCCTTGATACGGCATCGAGCAGGTTGGACATCGTAAGTGTATCGGTCGCAACGATCAGAGACGTATTGCTGCGTTGCGACGGACGGACTACCACGCATGCGTTCGAGGCAGTTACGGTGTTGCCGGTGGTGCCGTCGCTGACGGAGACACTAGCTGAGAAGGTCAATACGCCGGACACGCCGTTCGGTGCGGTTGACACATTCGTTACATCCGCTGCGGCCCCAACCAGCGTGTAGGCATCCGCGCCAACCGTGACCGTCAGGGTATTCGAGCTGCTGACTGACTGTTGCACGCCATTGACAAAGGAATTCTGGAAACCACGAATGTCGTCCACTGACACCGATGGACCGGCGCTGCCAAGTGTGACGCGCACACGGGTGTTCCCGCCAAAATATGAGTTAAACAGGGCATTTCGGGCCAACTCATCAAGGCTGCGCGCGGCCTGTTCGCCGTTGACATAGGCGTTCTGCAGGAATTGCGAAGCGATACCGACTCGGGCGGTCACCATGTTAAGGTCGGTCGTCGCTGCGTAGTGGTTTATCGTTATCGTATACTGCTCAACACTCCATGTGGTCGGGGTCAAGCCGTTGTCAAAATTTGTGTTGGTGGCCGGCGCCAGTGGCGTTGTCACCGTCGGTTTTAGCCCAACCCGCGTTTTAGTTAGCGTTTCGCCAATTCCCACGGCGAACGCTTCTCGATCTGCGCATGCCCGGTAGCCGAGACGTGAGCGGAGCGCTTGCTCAAATTCACGTTCCAAAAAGCCCTGCTGAATGATCGGTTGCAAAGCTAGCGGGAAATTCTGAATCCCCATAGAAGGTTCCTTTATCTATTAGGAAAAAGCAAAATGTGGTTCTTATATTAATAGCGTTGCTTCAACAGTGCCGCACGAGCAAGAGCGTACTCGGCGTTTGTCATCTCACTCGCGTGCTTCTGACGCGGTGATTGCGCCTGGGGCGCGCTCAGGGGGTTGGAAGATGACGGCATTCCAAATAGCCAAGGTTTGGCTTTTTTGAAGCGCGCCATCATCCCGGATGCGTCATCAATCTCCCCTTTTTCATTGAGCTTTACCGCAGAAAGATCCAACAGTTTTAGGCCATCCAAGTCTATCATTCCCGCGCGAATGGCCTCGGCTTTCATCTCGGCGCGGACCAGGCGTGTATCTGACTGTTGTTGAAAGTCATTCAGTTTTCGCTCAAGGAACTCCGCGCGAGCGCGTAGCTCGTCGACTGAGTTGTTGGTAGGTTCGGCTAGGAGCGCATTTTCTGTCATCAATTTACCCCAGTGTTTCGGTCCGCTGCGATGCCTTCCAGTTCGCCAGGAACATCCTCGATGTCGAACGTGTCGGCGATCGCCTTTATCGCCCTCTCCCGACTAATCAAGCCGGCGGTGACAAGAGTTGTCACGGTCTGGGCGTCTTTCTGGCGGTCATCAGCGCTAGGCGGATACCAGCGTGGCCACTTGATGGATAGGCGCGCGGATGCGTCGAGAGCTGGCACGTCCTTTTCCATTGCCCGTAGCGGGTAGACTTGCGAAGCGCGCACGACCATCCCCGCAAGGCTGAGCAGCGCCGTCTCACCGTAACTTACGCGCAGATTGTCCGCGAGCCATAACAAGCCCTGATTCATTAGTTCCAGCGCTCGTCCGGATTGTGCTGCCGTCAGGCGATCAGCATTGGCGCGGTTTCCATGCACGCTCTCCAACGCGAGCTCGCGCAGAGTTCTTACGTATTCCATGACCGCCGCCGATGCCGTACCACCGATCTCAAGTAGTCTCGCATCGCCCTTTTCGCTCACCACAAGTGCATTGCCTGCACCCTTCACTATTTGGCCATCGCTGGTTGCGGGCTCCTTGATCAGCAGGGTCGGGTCGCTACTGTATTTCAAGCCACGACCTGCTTGACTGAGTTGATAATCGATCTCTATTTGTGTCTCGACAGCCGCCCGGAACGTGCAGGCGCCGTCGTTCGGATCGCGTGTTGCCGATCCGCCCGGCAGGTTCCGCACCCACACCATTGGCACAAAATCCAAGCCGTGTCTGACACTGCGTTCCAGATCTACTTCGGGTAATCCTGTACCGCCGACAGGGACTGGAGTGAACCATGTCTCATACTCGGCGTCCCACTGGCGCTCGAACCAATAGTCAATTTCAGGGTCGGCGATTTCGTAGCCACTCTCGATAAGTTTTTGCCCAGTAACCTTGTATCGCTCGGTAATGCTCGACAGAGAATCCGGCGCTTCGGGGTCCCAGACAGGCGCGAGATATGTGGTATCCAACACCTTAAAGAATACGCGTCCACGGAGGACTCGCATGTGAATTGCAACGGAGCCAACCGAGCCACGGATCGCCGCCTCGGTCATAACCTGGTTGAGGCGCGCCTCTTTGGCAATGTCCGAGAGAACTGATTGGACAACCGGGTCTGCGCAGTCGATGGTTGGAAAGTGGCCCTCGCTGAACAGGAGGGAGACGCTGTCCTCGACGACAACCCGGCATAGGCCATACCGTACGCTTGGTCGGCGGTTGCGCAAAGGGATATAGTCGCCTGCGAGGCTACGCTCTTCGTGGAACTGATATGGCAAGACGTCGTAAAGGGTCCCATCAAGCACCCGGTGCAGTATGTCGAGCATTCGCGTGCGCGGCGAATAGTCAGGGTCCCGGGGGATCAAATTGCAGATTGTATCGAACATTGCCGCCTTGTATTCAACGTTAGGGCGCTACGGGTCGTCCTCCTGGATTACCGTTCCATGTGCGGGACCGCGAGGGTCCGCGCCGGGGTGCCAATATCCAGTAGCATGCCGAAGGCGCGCGAGAGCGCGTCGACCTGGTCATCTTTGCGGCCATATGGAAAGTCACGCAGCTCTTCTACGAATGCGTGGTTCCAGTTGGCCCGGAAGAGGGTGATGTTGCCGGCGTCGATCTGAGAGGCGACCGGCGCCGCCCGCGTGGTTTTTGCGCCGGTTTCCCGCGACGGGATCACATGATAGCCGGCGAGCCGGCTGGTAAGGTAGGCGACCTGACTCTTGCCCGCTTGACCTGGGTCCTCAGGAAGACCGATCGGCACGCCGCGTCCGTCAGCGCGTGCGGCCGTGGTGATGCTTTCCTCCATTTCGCGTGGACTTCCGCGCAACCGCACTACATCCAGCACTGTGTATCGTCCTGAATCGTGTCGCATTAGCTTGACCCCGACGGTCCAGTCGGGGTCATTACCACCCGTAGCAGCAGTGGCCGCGAGATCCCATGCCCGCACGACAGGCCCTGTTGGCCCTGGCGGTAGCGCGTCAATATATTCCAGGCGGGCGATTTTGAACAAAGATCCTGAGTCCGGCCGCGGCGACTGCTGGAATTGCGCCAACCATGCGCGTTCGCCGACAGATCCGCGGCGGCGCATGAGGGCTTGGACATCCTCCCATTCGGGCCAGAGGGGTTCGCCCGGGGACCGGTTCAGTTGATCTGCCTCCTCTGCTAATGCAGGCAGCTGCAAGCAACGCCATTCGCCCGGGTCTTGCGCCAGCAGGCGGCCACAAAGGTCATCCTGATGCCAACGGGTCATGATCAGGACAATACGTGCCTTTGGCTTTAGGCGCGGAATCAGGTCACAGCGATACCAGTCCCAAATGCGTTCCCGATAAACGGGACTGTCTGCCTCGGCCTGTGATTTGACGGGATCATCAATGATCGCGAGGTCTGCCCGACGCCCGATCATCGCACCGCGAACTCCAATCGCGTAGTATTCACCGCCCGACGAAGTGGACCAATGCGAGTTGGCGCGATCGCGAGTCGCGATGTCGAATCCCAGCGAATGCGCCTCCTCGGCTATCACGGAGCGGGCCCGACGCCCAAAATATGTGGCAAGACCCGCGGTGTGCGAAGCCGCAATGATCGAGTCCCGTGGATGCGATGTGAACCACCAAGCCGGGAAAAGGATCGACGTATAGGTCGATTTCGCCGATCCCGGCGGCATCTGTACCATCAGTCGATCTGTATCCCCGCGACTAAGCGCCTCTAGCTCATCCATCAGCAGGCGATGGTGCTTCGCTGGTTTCTGACCGTAGCAGCGAATGGCCGTCTCAGCCCATTCCATCAGGTTGCAATGGGCCTGGCCCCGTGCGATTACCACCTCGCCACCGTCAGTCGAATTCTTCGGTGTTTGGCCTCACACCGGATCCATGTTTGGTCGCGTATGACCGCGTCGGCTGTATCACTCATGATCACGCGGTTTGCGCTCGGCTTGGATCAGACAGTCGATGCTGGAAACAGCCTAGTGCACGCGGTCTGATGCCGGCCCTTCCCACTTTCGGGGTTGGCGCTGCTAACGGACGGTGGCAGCGATGCGTGAGGGCGACAGAACCGGGCTGGTGTTGTGCCCCGACCGCGCCATCATGCGTGAACTTATACAGGAGATTGGGGTGTTTGGTCAAGCCTTTTTTCCTAGACGCCACGATTTGTCCCTGGGCGGGGTCGTTGGCTTCGCTTGCCTGTTGCTTCTGGTCACCTGTGCCGTGGGTCCAGGTGAGCGCCTGCAATCCAGCCGAGCGTTGCCTTTGGGTAGGCCGGACGGGCGCTGGATTGGCTCGGTTACCCCGATCGATCCCGATTGTGGGTTGCGTACCACGGGGTTGATGTCGATAGGCACTGATACATTCGCCTTCGACCCGTTCCAAAGCACTGCGGTCGTGCGAGGTAGAATCGGCCCCGCGGGCAATCTCGCGGGTGAGACGGTTCGCCCTGCCCCGGGAAATAAGTCCATAACCATGGGGTTTTTGGGCCGGATTCAGTACTCGGAGGGCTTTGGAAGTATCGTCGGAACCCTTACATCGGGCCGGTGCCATTGGTCTGTTACCCTGCTCCGTGGCTAGCTGCGGGCCCAGCGTGGCTATTCACGGATTTTCACGTTTTTTCCCACCAATTGACGGCGAACTGACCGTTTTGGAACTTTAACAAGCGACGCTTTGGCTGCACACTCGCTGATGTGGCCGACGGGCTTGGCAAAGCTCACTGAAGCCGCACGAATTAACGATTTCTGGAGGTGATGATGACCTACATGCAGCGTCTGATCGAGATCGGGTCGGCCGACAGCACTCGCGATATAGAGCCGATTCAGCGGCATCCACTACTGCTCATAGTTGAAGACGGAGATGGGCTTGCCGCCACGCTACAGCCAATATGCGACTTCCTTGATATCGCCGTTGAGAGACTTCCCAGCGAGCATGATCTGATCGCTGCGCTGCGGGACTATCGTCCGATGGGTGTGGTGGCCCACCTGGATTGTCAAGGGCAGGATGGGTGCCATGTTATGATGACTGTAGCGCGGCACGATCGCAGCCTGCCGATCCTGCTGCTCACCGGCGATGACCCGGCACTGGCCGGCGCTGCTGACGCAGTTGAGGAACTGTGGAAACTCGAGGCGGTCGTAAAGTCCCCCAGATTGCCGAGCATCGGCGCCATCGTTGATTTTCTTTTTCGTGCTGGCCGCAAGGGGCGGTGTACTCGACTAGTCCCTGTGTAGCTCTTCCCTTCGCTTCATTCGGCACCGACGGCGGAAGGACACATTGTTAGCCGCCGATTGCGCGCTGCGACCGCATACGCCCCGGATGCTCAGTCCGGCTCCTCGCTCGGGGCGACGATGGTCGATTGGTAGTTGGCCCAGTCATCATCCTGCAGTTCGTCTATATCGCCCAAGAACTTCATGGACGATAGGATGTCGTCAGAACATGCGATTTGCTGCGCCGGCTGGAGATGCAGCAGTGGCAAGTCGGCGCGCACTCTCACCGGAACGTGCATGTGAGTGAGACGCAGATTGGTGAACAGCGGCCGAACCATCGATCAGGTGCTACAATGCCTTCGGAACCGTCCGGGAACAACCGAATCCGGTTAGAGGCCGATCATTGCGGGGGATTCTCGTACGAATCGGCCGATCCTATCCTGGCTGAATGATCGACCCAGCTCCGATTCGGGCGCGCTTTGCG